CTGCATGGACTGATGAGCGTGGCTTGTTGATTGCTGCTAAACCTAAAAAGTTGATCGTTCCACCTGCATTGCAATTCGTTGCAACTCGCTTGTTGGAAACTGAACAACGTGTAGGAACTGCTGACAACGACATCAATGCGTTGAGAAACAACGGTTCTATTCCACAAGGCTACGCTATCAACCATTTCTTGACTGATAGCAACGGCTGGTTCTTAACTACTGATGTACCTAATGGTATGAAGCATTTTGTTCGTGCTCCTATCACTAATGACATGAGTGGAGATTTCGACACCGGAAATGTTCGCTACAGAAGTCGCGAAAGATATTCTTTCGGCTGGAGTGATCCACTTTCTATGTACGGATCGGTCGGCGCTTGATAGTAGAGGGCTCTGACTAAACTAAGGCTCACTTCGGTGGGCCTTTTTTATGTTTGCTATTTTTAAAAACAACTGTATAATATTACCTGTAACGAAACCCACAGGAGAATATAATGTACAGTGAATACCCAACCACTCGTAAAGAAGCTCAAGAAACTAAAGCAACTCATTACTTTACAGGACTACCTTGTAAGCATGGGCACATAGCCCTACGTAAAACTAAAGGCACTTGTATGGATTGTCTTAAAATAGAATGGGAAGAAACTAATGCTAAACGTGCATTATTACCTAAATCTGAAGCTAGTAAAAAAGCAGGTAAAAAATACTACGAGAATAATAAAGAGGTTGTAAAATTAAGGGCTTTAAGTAGAAGTCCTGAAGATATTACAAAGTATAGAAAAACATGGAAGAAAGCCAATCCTGAACTAGTGTTAGCCAATGATAAACACCGCAGAACTAAGCACAAACAAGCCACACCCAAATGGCTTACTCAAGAACATAAGACACAAATTAAACAGTTCTATTTAGATGCTATGCTAGTGAGCAAAGTTACAGGTATACCCTACGCTGTGGATCATATTGTACCGCTTCGTGGCGAGCTTGTTAGCGGGCTACATGTGCCTTGGAACCTAGCAGTTATAACTCGTGAAGAGAATAGCAAAAAATCAAATAAAATAAACTTGCACAGATAATAAATACGTAGTATAAGTACCCTAATACCCGGAATATCCGGCTTGGTAGACTGCCCGGGCAGACGCATAGAAGACGACCAAGCTTATACTTTCTATGAAGGAAATCGAAATGGCATTTACTACATTTTCTGGTCCAGTCCGCGCTGGTACTGTTCAAAACACTACTGGTACTACTGTTGGTCTTATTAACAACACAGGTGTTGTTGTTTTATCTCAAACTGCAAGCCTAGCTTTAACCACTAGTGCTCCTATTGTATTGCCAGCTGGTTCACAAATCTTAAACATCTTTATTGATGTCACTACTACTTTTACTACTAGTGCTACTCTTGCTGTAGGTGATGGTACAACTGCTGATAAATATGTTACTGCTATTACTACTCCAGCAGCGGGTCGTCAAACTATTACTTTTACTGCGACTCAATTAACTGCTATAAACAACATCGGTACTTCTGACGTAGCTATTACTATAACTATGGCTGGTACTACTGCTACTGCAGGTGCTGGGTTTATTACTGTAGGATACGCTCAAAAAACATCTTCTGGCGCTGAAAATCCTGTTTCTGCATAATAATTAATCTAAGGGGACCAGAGTTGATCGACCTTGGTCTTAAACGAGAATGTATAAACCCGCCCTTAACTTTACACATTTAGGAGATTAATTATGGCTATGCAAACAGACGTCAAATCGGCAGCATGTGCCGCCGCTGCGAGTACATTAGCAGTCAGTGTACGTACAAGGTTAAAAGGTTTAACTATTAGTTATGCTTCTGGTGCAGTTGTAACTGTTACAGATGGTAATGGTGGCGCTACTTTATATTCTTTTACAGCACCATTAGCAGCAGGTGCTACAAATATTCTTATTCCCGGACAAGGTATTTTAGCTTCTACAGGATTATATGTTACTAATCCAGCGGCAACTACCACCTCCATTTTTTACGGCTAAGTCATGGAGCATCAAAGATCATCAGACCCTGAAGTAAGAACAGCTAGAGAGTTAGCTGAGCATGGCGCAGACATACGGCATTTACAATCGGACATGGACAAAATGGTTAAAGATATGGACGAGATTAAAGAAACCATAAAAGAAATTAGTAAAACCCTGTCTGAGGCTAAAGGTGGATGGCGTATGTTTATGATGATTGGCGGGGTAGGTGCTACGGTTGGTGCTGGTGTATCTTGGATAATTGACATAATAAGGCACTAATGGCTACTAAAAAAGCTCCAGTATTATCAGTTGGTAGAGGTGAGAAGTTACCTGTGTCTAAGGGCGCTGGTTTGACTGCTAAGGGTAGAGCTAAGTATAACAACGCTACAGGCTCTAATCTAAAGGCTCCTCAACCAGAAGGCGGTCCAAGAAAGAAATCATTTTGTGCCAGAATGTCAGGTATGCCGGGTCCTATGAAGGACGAAAGCGGTAAACCTACACGTAAGGCAGCATCATTAAAAAGGTGGAAGTGCGGTGCCAAGTAAATCAAAGAAACAAGCGAATTTTATGCGGGCAATAGCCCATAGTCCTAAATTTGCTAAAAAAGCGGGTGTTCCGCAATCGGTAGGAAAAGACTTTGCTGCCGCTGATAAAGGTAAGAAATTTAACGAGGGCGGTAAAATGGCAGCTAAGAAAGTTGATTTAAAGAAAATGTTTAAAGGCAAAGAGTCAGTTAAAGAAGAGCTTAAAGAAGCTAAAGCTATTAAGTCTGGTAAGATTACACCAATGCAATACGCTAAAGGTGAAAAGTCTGAGCCAATGAAAAAGATGAAAGCTGGTGGTAAAACCTCATGTTACAAGACTGGTGGTTTTGTAAAAGCTGCTGACGGTGTTGCAACTAAAGGAAAAACTAAAGGTAGGTTAGTATAATGGCTGAGCAAAAGAAACTAAAAGCAAAAATGAAACCCGGTGTAAGTAAAGCCACACCTATAAAAACTACGTCTAGTGGAAGTAAAGATGTAGCTATTAGAAGAGCTAGTGATGTTGCTACTAGAGGTAGTGGGGATAATAAATTACCTCCTAGAGCTAGTGCTACTGCGTCTAGTGGAAGTAAAGATGTAGCTATTAGAAGAGCTAGTGATGTTGCTACTAGAGGTAGTGGGGATAATAAATTACCTCCTAGAGCTAGTGCTACTGCGTCTAGTGGAAGTAAAGATGTAGCTATTAGAAGAGCTAGTGATGTTAGAACAATGAAAGATGTATCTGAAGTAGCTAGTAAAACTGGTAGAGCTGCGTCTTTAGGTAGATTAGCTACTGGAGCAGGTTTATTAGCTTATTCTAAAGATGCAGGGGAGGGGAGTGATTTTAAAGGTACTAATGAACGTCCAGCACTTTATTCTGGTCTAAATAATGAACCTAAAGTAACTCCAAAAGATGTAGCACCTAAAGCAGCTCCTAAAGCAGCAGTTCGTAGAGCAGTTGATACAGGCAAAGCAGCTAGACAAGCAGCATATGATGAATGGGTAAAATCTAATCGTGACCCTATGAGTCAATTAGCTAAAGATAGAGGTGTATTAACTAAAGACAATACTCCAAGCGATTCACCTGTTAGAATGAAATCAGGTGGTGCAGTTAGGTCTAAAATTGATGGTATTGCTCAACGTGGTAAAACTCGTGGTAGATACTGCTAATGAGAGCCTCACGTGGCATGGGCGACATTAACCCTAGTAAGATGCCTAAAGGTAAGAAGATTATCCGTAAGGACGATCCCAATGCTGTAGAGATGTACAAGAAAGGGGGAGTAGCTAAAAGCTTTCCTCCTCTTACTAAAAACAAACGGGCTAAGAAATGACCACTACTGGAACTGCACTATTTAATATAGACCTCTCAGAAATAATTGAAGAAGCCTTTGAACGTGCGGGCTCTGAACTTCGTAGTGGTTATGACTTTAAGACAGCCAGACGTTCTCTTAACTTACTCCTGATAGAATGGGGTAATAAAGGCATAAATCTTTGGTGCGTAGAGCAAGGACAGATTGTGCTTAGCACAGGTGTTGCGACATACCCACTACCTGTAGACACCGTTGACTTATTAGACCATGTAATACGTACAGGTTCAGGTCAAAACCAATCCGATATAACTATATCAAGAATTTCAGGTTCTACTTACTCGACAATCCCTAATAAGAATGCGTTAGGTAAACCTATCCAAGTGTGGATAAACAGACAATCAGGTGCAACAACTCCTACAGGTGTAGCTAGTCCAACGATCAATGTGTGGCCTACGCCGCAAGCTCCTGACTCCCAATATACATTCGTGTACTGGCGCTTAAGAAGAATGCAAGATGCTGGCAACGGTATCAACACACAAGATATACCTTATCTCTTCTTACCCGCGCTTGTGGCTGGCTTAGCTTATTACCTATCTATGAAACTTCCGGGTATGGATATGCAAAAAGCACAGGCGTTGAAGATGGTGTATGATGAGCAATTCCAATTAGCTGCAGATGAGAATAGAGAAAAAGCCCCTGTACGTGTGGTTCCTAGGATGGCGTTTATTTAATGAGCTCTAAGTATGCTAGAGGTAAGATTGCAATATCACAGTGTGATCGTTGTGGTATGGAGTACCTACTTAAAACATTGCGCCCATTAACTATAAAGACTAAGATAACTAACATATTAGTTTGTCCTACTTGTTGGGAACCGGATCAACCGCAGTTACAGATAGGTATGTACCCTGTAAGCGACCCACAGGCTTTACGTAATCCACGTAGAGATACAAGTTATGACGTATCAGGTTTAGATATTAATAACTACGGCGCTGGCGGTTCAAGAATATTTCAGTGGGGCTGGGCGCCAGTAGGCGGAGCTTCACAGTTTGACGAAGTTTTAACACCTAATGCTCTAATTGCAGTAGGGCAAGTTAGTTCAGTAACTACAACATAGAGAATTATATGACTATTTTATCTGATAAGTACCCACAAATTAAACCAGCACCTGCAGCTAATATTTCAGGATATCCTCAAAAGAACATTAAAACTACTGGTGTAAAAACTCGTGGTAATGGCGCTGCTGTAAAAGGAACCATCGCTCGCGGTCCAATGGCGTAAGTAATGAATTACACTTCGTTAGTTCAAGCTATACAAGACTACTCTGAAAATACTGAGCAGCTATTTGTAGCAAATATAAATACCTTTCTGAGTCAAGCAGAACTTCGTATATATAACTCTGTACAGATTCCAGTACTTAGAAAGAATGTAACAGGTGCTGTAACTACTAGTAATCCTTATCTGTCTTGTCCTGATGATTTTATGGCTGTGTATTCTCTTGCGGCTATTAATGCATCAGGTTCGTATAATTACCTTATTGATAAGGATGTAAGTTTTGTTCGTGAGGCTTACCCTAATCCAAGTGTTACAGGCCTACCTAAGTACTACGCTATATTTGGATCACAGTTAACTTACCCTACTGAGTTATCTCTTATCTTGACCCCAACACCTGATGATAACTATAGTGTAGAGTTACATTACTACTATATGCCGGAGTCTATAACTGTGGCTGCGTCAGGTACTACTTGGTTAAGTGATAACTACGATCCTGTATTGTTCTACGGTGCTATGCGTGAAGCTATGATCTTTATGAAAGGTGAAGCGGATATGGTTGGTTATTATGAGAATAAGTATCAAGAAGCCTTGGGCCAACTAAAACGTCTTGGGGACGGTTTAGAGAGAGGTGACTCTTACAGAAACAACCAAACTAAACTACCTTATAGCAGCTTATGATAGTTCAAGGACAATGCACCATTTTCAAAAAGAATCTACTTAGCGGTTTAGAGAACTTTGCTGTAGGCACACCCTATGTGTATAAGATAGCTTTATATACAGCCAATGCTGATCTTAATGCTGCAACTTTAGTTTATACAACTTTAAATGAAGTAGTTGGGACAGGATATGTCGCAGGTGGAGAAATATTAACTCCTATAGTACCTGCTAGTTTAAACTCAACAGCTTATGTATCATTTGACAATGTGCCATGGTTAACATCTAGTTTTCTATGTCGTGGAGCTTTAATATATAATAGTACAACTAACGCTGCTGTAGCTGTTTTGGACTTTGGTTCAGATAAGATTGCATCAGGTACATTTACAGTAACCTTTCCACCCTCGACAGCTACAACGGCTGTTATTAGAATATCTTAAGGAATTAAAATGAATAAAGAACTAGTACAATCTGGAGACACTTGCTCAGCTACTGTTGATCGTGGTGCAGGCTATAAAGAAAGCATGGAAATGCATGGTAGTTACCATGTAGTTTGTCACGGTGCTGATGGTGTTCTTAAATGGGAAGACAACATTGAGAACTTAGTAACCACTGTTGGTAAGAACTTAACCATTACAGCTGCTCTAACTAATGCGGCGCAAGGTGTGGCATTTATGGGCCTTAAAGGCGTAGGCGCGGCTGCTGTAGGCGATACACAAGCGTCTCACGGCGCATGGTTAGAAGTCGGTACAACTAATGCCCCTACTTACACAGGCCCTCGTAAAACTCCAACTTGGGGAACTGCGTCTGCTGGTACTATTGGACCTACAGCAGTTCAGGTATTTGCTATGACAGGTGCAGGCACAGTTGCTGGTTGTTTTATAAACGTAGGTGGTACATCTGCTATTGACAACACAACAGGCACTTTATTTTCTGCAGGTGACTTTCCCGCAGGTGTTAAGACTGTATCTTCAGGCGATACGCTTTCTGTAACCTATACTGCAACTGCAGCTTAAGGAATTTATATGGCACTCGTACTTAATGATCGTGTTCGTGAAACAACCATTGTTGTAGGTACGGGTCCTGCAACGTTACTCGGGACTGCTGTAGGGTATGAATCTTTCTCTATAGTAGGTGATGGTAATACTTGTTACTATTGTATATCCGATCAAGGGGGAGCTAATTGGGAAACAGGTATTGGTACTTATGTCTCTGCTACCCCTGCATTAGCCCGTACCACAGTTTTAGCGTCATCTAATGCTGGGGCATTGGTTAGTTTTACTTCTGGCACTAAAGACGTATTTGTAACCTACCCTGCTGAAACCGCTGTATCCGGTGGGGGCGGTGGCACATACCCCACTGTCCAACCAACCCTTAACTTAGACTTTGCCAACAGCAAAACCGTAGACCCTCGCATCACGTTCGTGCGTAACAGCACAGCTGCGTATTATGACGGTCAGACCAGTGCAGTGGCTGAGCAGAATTTGTTGTTGCAGAGTCAGACTTTTGCTACTACTTGGGTAACATCTAATACAACGCTTGGTTCTGTAACTACTGCGCCTGATGGTACTACTACGGCTTACCCATTAACCGCTTCTGCTATTAATGGTACTTTATTGCAAACATTTACTGCTACCGCTACTGCATATACTTTTTCGATATACATACAGCGTGTAACAGGCACAGGTAATATAGACATTACAGTTGATGGTACAACTTACGCTACTCAGACAACTTCAGGCACATGGACAAGATTTACTATCACCACAACGCCTGCGGCTGGTTCTAAAACTGCTGGTATTCGTCTGGCTACTTCAGGTGATGTTGTTAATATCTGGGGCGCACAACTAGAACAACGTAGTTCAGCCACAGCCTACACACCCACTACCACCGCAGCTATCACAAACTACATACCCGTATTAATGACGGCTCCTGCTGGTGTGCCACGGTTGGACTATAACCCTACTACAAGTCAGGCGTTGGGGCTGTTGATTGAAGAGGGTAGGACTAATTTACTGAACTTTTCAAGTTCTTTTGCAGCATCAGGAGGCTCACAAAATAACTGGTTAGATACAAGTATCACAAGGACAGCAGCTGCTTTTGTTGCTCCAGATAGTACACAAGTAGGGATTCAATTTACTGCTTCTGCCGCTAATGCAACAGTCATATCAACGGCAGCTGTAGGCACTTCATTAGCTCGCACATTTTCAGTTTGGCTAAAAAGAATATCAGGTACAGGTGTAATTAATTACACGCTTGATAACGGTGCAACTTGGATAGCACAAACAATAACATCAACAGTTACTCGCTATACATTTGCAGCCACAACAGCTAATCAACAAGTTGGATTTCAAATCGTCACTTCTGGCGATAGCATTGGTATCTGGGGCGCACAACTTGAGGCTGGAGCATTTGCAACATCATATATACCAACAGTTGCTTCAACCGTAACTCGTGCTTCTGATAACGCTAGTATGACTGGGACTAACTTTAGTAGTTGGTATAATCAGGCGCAGGGGAGTTTGTATTGTGAAGGGGATTATAATGAAACAAATCCTAATGCTTTTTCAATGTTTGTCGAAGGTGGGGCATCAAATGGAGCAATCACTCTAGGTAGTATATCCACAAATAGTAGCACAACCATGGCGTTTATAGTTAGAAATACCACTACTAATCCAACAGGTCAGGCAACTATAACTTATAGCTTTATTGTCAACGCATCAATTAAAGGTGCTTTTATATATAACGGTTTATCAGGACTTACTTGCGCTTTAAACGGAATAGCGTATGCAGGCAATGCTTCAATTCCAGCAGCACCAACACCACCAGATCGCATACATTTAGGATCAAGGGCAGGAAGTTCCTTATTTACTAACGGTCACATCCGCAAACTTTCCTATTATCCTGTCGCTCTTTCATCATCTAATCTTGTGGCGTTGACATCATGAAAAGACTAATACTTACAAGTCCTACAGGGCTAACATTTGACCAACTGACACCGGAACAACAAGCTGGTATTAGCTCGGTATTTGCTCAGTATATTATGCCAATGCCGGGTACAATCAGCTATGGTACGGAAACTTATACAATCACTACACCTGATCCTGATGTAATAGAAACATTCACAGGCTTATCAATCTTAGACGCAACAACAACCGACAACTTTACCGTAGAGTCTATAACTACATTAGGCTTACCGTTTACCGTGATGGGTATGTGGCAGTGGGAGGGCAATAGTGATAGTCCATTAGTTGAGCTTGAGCCACTAGACCCTAGCTTTATTAATTACTTACCTGAAGGCTCTATTTTACATATTCCTAACAACTGGGCTGGCTGGCCTGAGGTGATCTTATGAGTACACTAATCGGTACAGCACCTGACCAAGTGCCTGTCAATGGTATGCTAGGCAAGGCTGCTTTTTTAAATCAAGATGTGCCATTCTCAGGTGCGTTAAAAACTATACAAACAGCCCCTACGATAGCCTCAGCAACTACCATTGCGCCTACTGCACTTATTACGTTTGTGTCAGGCATTACCAGCATAGCAACCATTACACCGCCTACAGGCTTACTGACAACTGGTGGGCAGATTACAATTATTCCTACGGGTATTTTTGCAACGACTACGGCAGGCAATATAGCTTTGATTACAACTACTGTGGTCAGTAAGGCATTGATTATGACATACGATGCTGTTACTACTAAATGGTATCCGAGCTACTAAGTAAGGAATAATAATGGCTGCACTTTTTGCTTCTACAGATAACAGTATATTAATTACCCAAGGAAGCACTATAGGCTCATTCTGTTTTAGTGAAGTGGGTTTTGGGGCTGGGTATGGTTATACTAATATAATCTATAGTAATGTCCAAACTATAACTGAAGCTGAAAGTGCACTAGGCGCGTTTTATGGTATAACTAGTGAGTCATCTACTATAACTGAAGCTGAAAGTGCATTGGGCACATTCTTTGGTGTACGTGATGAGTCATCTACTATAAGTGAAACTGACATTGTTTTACGAGCTATATTTGCTTCTACAAATAATATAGTAACTACCAATGGTGCAGCCATAGCGGGCTTTAGTTTTAGCGAAGTAGGTTTTGCAGATGGGTATAGTCTTTTAGTACAGGATAATATCCAAGCTATAACAGATGCTCAAAGTGCGCTAGGCGTACTAGTTGCCTCCCTACCTGAATCTACTACGATAACTGAAGCTGAAAGTGCAATAGGTCTATTCTATGGACTACTTGCGGATACTCAGACCATTACAGAAGATGAAAGTGCACTAGGCGCGTTTTATGGTATAACTAGTGAGTCATCTACGATAACTGAAGCTGAAAGTGTTTTAAGAGCTGTATTTGCGTCTCTTCCTGAATCAATTACTATAACTGAAGCTGCAAGTGCGTTGGGTACATTCTTTGGACTACTTGCCGATACTCAGACCATTACAGAAGTTGAAAGCGCATTGGGTACATTCTTTGGACTACTTGCTGACGCTACTACTATAGATGAAGCTCAAAGCTCAACTCAGGACTTTCCTGTTAGTGAGACGGATAGTACTCAGACTATAACAGAAGCGATGAGTGTCTTAAGGGCGATCTTTGCAGACCTACCTGAATCAATTACTATAACTGAAGATGAAAGTGCACTCGGTGTATTTTATGGGCTTCTTGCTGAGTTATCAGTTATAACAGACTACCAATTTGGACGAGGATGGATTAAAATAAACGATAACCAAAACCCAGATTGGGTTCAAATAGATAACAGCCAATGAAAATAGAATGGTCTGAAGCATCTACTAAAAGAGGTATTATATGGGTCGCAACTGCTGTAATAGGGGCTGTATTACTCTATCAAGGTAAACCTGTGGATCAGTTGTTATTACTTGCTGGCGGCGTTGCTGGTGGTCTTGGTGTGATACTAAAAGACTGATGCCTTACTTATTCGTTGGTATTATCATTGCGAGTTTTGCTTTTGGGTACGGGTTTTCGTATAAAGTATCACAAGCAGAAATTAGAGAGATGTCAGAAAGCATCTTTACTATGAACCGAGAAGCTGACATACAACTAGCGACTCTTACTGAAGAAGCGGATAAGGCACATACAGAAGCCTTAAAGCTTAATAAAGAATTGGAGGACGCTAATGTCTCAGCAATCAATGCAATTAATAGTCAGCACGATAGTTTTAAGTCTGTGCGCATGTACGACAACAGCAGGAAGAGTAGTAGTTGCACCGCAACAAAAGGTGATAATACCAGCACCGCTGCTGGAGCCGATGAAGATAGACACGAACTTTCAGACGAACTTACAAGCTTTCTCAAGTCTGAAGCATATAGGGCAGACCAAATAGCACAGTATGCTATACTATGTCAAAAATTTGTAAACAACTTAAATAATTAAAGGACAACCACGATGCCGAGTACATATAGTCAATCATTACGGCTAGAGCTTATAGGCTCTGGAGAACAGTCTGGCACATGGGGTAACACTACTAATAACAACCTTGGAACTCTTTTAGAGCAATCTATAGCTGGGGTTGTAGATATTGCTGTGTCAACTGCAGACGTAACTTTAACTAATTATAACGGTGTAACGGATCAATCTAGACAAGCAGTATTAAATGTTACTGGCACTACGTCTGCTATTAGAAATATCATTGCTCCGTTGGTTAAAAAAATATACATTATTAAAAACAACACTACAGGGGGTTTTGGCATTGTTATAAAACCACCTTCTGGCACTGGGGTTACTATACCTTGGGGTGGTACAAGCACTGTATATTGTAATGGAACGAATTTTCTTTTAGTTACTGGGTCTATACCAAATGCCAACCAAGCTTTAAACAACTTCAACTTTACAGGTGCAGCAGCTTCAACTGTAGCGGGAGGGCTTGTTGAATATGCCCAAATGAATACCGCAATTCTAAATGCTCAAAATGATGCCGCTGGGACTTTTCAAAAGCAACTATTTACAGCTTTTACTACAAGTGGAACATCATCTGCGTTTACATTACCTATCTCATCGCTTACTGCAGCTCCTATGGCTAAGTTTACGGGGTCTATTGCTGTCACGACAGGGACACTTACTGTAACGGCTGTTGCAAGTGGGGTATTGTATCCAGGTATGGCTATTTCAGGTGCGCTTGTTACTGCTGGCACATATATTGTCTCGCAACTTACTGGAACTACTGGCGATGTAGGTACATATGATACAAACCAAACAACAGCCGCTGCGTCTACAGCAATAACAGGCTACGTAGGTATAATAACAAACCAAAGACTGCGTTTAAAGTTTAACGCTACAGGTACGGGCGCACCTACTCTAGCTGTTTCTGGGTTAACAGCTAAAAATATTAAACAGTATGATGACTTAGGAGTAAAAGCAGCGCCTGTTATTAAAATTAATATGCTTGCTGATGTTGAGTACGACGGCACTGATTATGTTATTTTAAATCCCTTAACCCCTGCTGTACCAACATTATCGCCTATACAACCATTTACAGCTACTGTTGCAGCAAGTGCAATGACTGTGACTTTGCAACCAACTTCTATAGATTTTAGATCAACAACCCTTTCATCTGGAGAAGTGACAACAGTAGACATAGCTACAGCAGTTATGTTGGTTATTCCATCAGGAGCAACATTAGGGACTGTAAATGCTGTAGCATCTAATCTAGCTATTATTGCCATCAACAATGCAGGGACTGTTGTGCTAGGTGTTGTTAATATCGCGGGAGGAGTTGATCTATCAGAATCAGGGGTTATAACTTCAACAATTATAAATACAGCCTCGGATTTAAGTACTGTTATTTACTCAGCTTCTGCACAAACTTCTAAAGCATATAGAGTTATTGGCTATGTTGAATCAACTCAAGCAACTGCTGGCACATGGGCGACAACACCATCTTTAGTTCAAGGTGCAGGTGGACAAAACTTAGTAATGGGTACTCTAGGTTATGGGCAGACTTGGCAGGATGTAAGCGCTTCAAGAGCACAAGCTACTAATTATTATAATACAACAGGTAAGCCAATAATGGTAAATATATTTACTGCTGTAGCAGGGGCAACGGGTACTATAACTGTTAATGGAGCACTTGCAGCTTATAATTTGGGCAGTATAGCTGAGTACAATAAATTTTCAGTGATCGTACCTAATGGTAATTCATATAGCTGCAATTTATTAACCGCCGGATATGTTTGGACGGAGTTAAGATAATGCCATATTACAAAGATATAAATAATCAATTACATGTTCTTGATTCTGCTGAGTTTGAATACTTACTCCCTGCTGATTGCGTAGAAATTACAGACGTAGAGGCTCAGATTATACAAGATGAATATAAAGCCAATCAACCTACACCAGTAGAATTAACACCGCAAGAAAAACTGGCTAAAGCAGGGCTCACAGTAGATGAACTTAAGTCACTACTGGGTATCAATGGAAACTAACTTTAAAACATCTTTAGATCATATTCTTAAAAGTGAAGGTGGCTTTCAAGACGACCCTAGAGATAATGGTAATAGGCTACCTGATGGTAGAAAAGGTTGTACTAATCTGGGAGTAACACAAGCTGCATGGGAAGCGTATGTAGGGCATAAGGTCAGCACTGCAGATATGAAAGCATTAACTGCAGATAAGGTTTCACCATTTTACAAACGTAGGTATTGGGATGCTGTACATGGAGATGATTTACCCAGCGGTATTGACTATCTCGCTTTTGATTTTGCTATCAACGCAGGGCCCGGACGCGCATTAAAAACACTGCAGACTGCAGTTGGAGTTACAGCAGATGGGGCAATGGGCCCTAAAACTCTTGCAGCAATTCGGGCCGCAAATAGTAAAAAACTTATTAATAAGTACACAGACGCTAAAGAAGTATTTTACAGAGCTCTTCCGTCTTTCCCTATATACGGTAAAGGTTGGTTGGCGCGTACTAGTGCTGTTGACACAACAGCTAAGACATTAATAGGATAGACTATGCCATTAAAGAAGTTAGTACTAACACCCTGCTTTTTTATTAGCCCACCAAAGTTTCTTAGCATCGGAGACTTTCTTGTTGTGCTCTGCTGATTTAGGCTTACGTAGTTTTTCTTGCACTTCCGGTGTTTGCATGGTTACTAACCGTTGTTCCATAGATGCGTATACACCAAGGCTTATTTTTTCTCGTGTTTCTGGTGAACTAATTGCCAATAGTCGAGTCTCTGTAAAATCTATGTTAGCATTTAAAGACTTCATATTTGCACTTCTGATTAAAGAAACTTCTTCTTTTGTTTTCTTTATAGGTTTTTGTTTCCGTTTACTATTTAACTTCTCTTGGTACTCTGGAGATGTTATAGTACTTGCAAGGTTGAGTAGTCTATTTTTTCTCTTTATAGGTTCGTGTAACGATGTACTTATTTTCTTTCGGGTATCTTCAGTTTGGTGTTCTCCACCCGCGGTTATGTTAACAAGAGGTCCTGTGCCTTTACATGCTCGACCATATAGTGCTACTAATTGCATCTCTAATTTAACCCCCTCTTCAATAGAGGGTAGCGTATGAAGTTCTACAACAACGTTGTCAACCCCAATGCGGTCAACCATATCTTTACAAACTTGTGTTCTTCCCGATGTTTCAACTGCATGTGGGTTAAACCTTCTTGTAAAAGTTGTGCACCCAACGTAAAACGGAACTTGGTCTATGTCTTTCCAAATATATACATAAGTTATCATAGCAACCACCTTCAATTAAATATAAAAAGCTACTATAACATACGCGAAATAAAAGACCTAATATATAAAATATTTAATATTATATTCGGTAAGTCATTGAATTATAAGGATAGACTATGCCACTAAAGAAGTTAGTACTAACACCCGGACTCAATCGCGAGGGAACCAATTATTCTAACGAAGGCGGTTGGTATGACGGTGATAAAATACGTTTTCGTTCTGGCAACCCTGAGAAAATAGGTGGATGGATCACGTTAGACGCACAAGGGGAAACCACTGCTTCATACTTAGGCACTGCACGATCTCTATGGAATTGGCTTGATTTTAGTGGGAGTAACTATTTAGGTGTTGGTACTAACTTAAAATACTATATTGAACAGGGCGGTGCTTATAGTGATATTACTCCTATTAGAGCTACGTTTACTTCCCCAACTACCAATAACTGTTTTACTACCACCGTAGGCTCAAAAGTTGTAAAAGTAACAATTACGGCCAACGGCGCTACTAATAATGACTTTGTTACTTTTTCTGGAGCTGCTACTGTAGGTGGTGTACCTGCCGCGAGTTTAAATAAAGAGTTTCAGTTAACATATATAACCACTAGCACCTTTAGTATCCTTGTAGACACAGCTGCAACAAGCACTGCAACGGGTGGTGGCACTGGAATAACCGCAGCTTTTCAAGTATCAACAGGGTTATCAAACTCCATTGTAGGCATTGGTTGGGGTGCAGGACCTTACGCTCAATATTCTCCAGCAACTCTTACAAACCCGTTTACAGCCACAGCTACAGGTATATCAGTCCTAACTGTTACTCAAACAGCTCACGGTTTAACCACTGGCAATTATGTTTATTTTGGTAGTATCGCAACAGACCCATGCGGGATTAATAAAAATGTTTTGCAAAAAGCTTTTCAGGTAACAGTTACAGGATTAAACACTTACACTATATCTACAGTAATAGATGGCCTTACCTATGCTACAACCTCAACTGCGGCATCTGGGGGTACAGTAATTGTAGATATGCCAGCAACTATACCAGCTAGAACTTGGGGTAGTGCGTACCTTAGTGGTGGCGGTATTACTGAACAATTAACGCTATGGAGTGCGGACAACTACGGGCAAGACCTTGTTTTAGCCCCGCGTGGTTCATCTATATATTATTGGAAAGATGCTACTGGAACATCTGTTAGAGCCTCGTTGCTATCTACCGTTGCTAATGCCACCACTGTATTAACTACTACAGCGACATTTGCATCGGGTGTAACAACTATTACAGTAGCTTTGTCTACAGGGATTAGCGCAGGGGCTTTAATAACTGGGATTGGTATTCCCGTTGGTACGTATGTAAGTTACTCATACCTTGGTGGTAATTCAGTACCCATCGCTGGTACAACAACGGCTATAAGTTCAGGTAGTTATACTTTCTCCTACGCAGGGGCTTTTGTACCCTTTGCTACTAATCAAGTAATGGCTTCTGCGTTACAACGGTTTGTAATTGCTTTTGGAGCTAATCCATATATCCCCGGAACTCCTTCGTCGACGTTTGACCCTATGCTTGTACGATGGTCAGATCAAGGGGTGCCGTATGATTGGGTTCCTACGTTTATTAACCAGTCTGGAGAATTTAGACTTACACATGGTTCTTATATTGTAGCTGCTCAAGTTGCCCGTGTTGAAAATTTAGTATGGACAGATTCATGTCTGTATAGCATGCAGTATCTTGGCCCCCCATACGTTTATAAGTTTGAAGTGTTAATGGATAATATCTCTATCATTTCTCCTAATGCAGCAGTAAGTGTAAATAACATTACCTATTGGATGGGTCTTGATAAGTTCTATATGTACAACGGTACAGTAAGCACGCTTCCTTGTAGTCTAAAACAGTATGTGTTTGAAGACCTTAATTCATCACAAGGGTACCAAATTTTTTCAGGTGGTAACTCAGGTTACAATGAAGTATGGTGGTTTTATTGTTCTGAAGATACTGATCTTATTGACCGCTATGTTATTTATAACTATTTAGATCAGGTTTGGTATTCAGGCAACATGACTAGAACTGCTTGGATAGACTCTGGAATTAGACCTTATCCAATGGCTGCTAACTATATACCGTTATGTGGATTTACTGGAAGTATTACAGGTAACATACTGACAGTTGACACGGTTTATTACGGAACTATAACTGTAGGAAATATTATTACAGGATCACTGGTTGATACTAATACAACTATAATGTTGCAATTAACTGGCGATACAGGTGCAGCTGGAACCTATGAAGTTAATCACTATCAATTTATACCAACAACATCAATGCTTGTATCAAATCTAACTACAGGTCATATTTTGTACCATGAGGCTTCGGTAGATGATAATGCAGCGGCTACAACAGTTCCTATAATTTCACATGTTCAGTCCTCTGACTTTGATATTGATGACGGGCAGTCGTTTGGCTTCGTGTGGCGTATGTTACCTGACGTAAACTTTAATGGCTCAAATGTCAATAACCCCTATGTAACTATGACTATTAAACCTAGGCAAAATTCGGGTACTCCGTATGGTACAGCAGATGCGCCTTTAGTTACTAGTGCAGATAACTTTGCTCCACCGTACCCGCCTAACTCAAGCGTGTATGTAGTGCAAGAGTTTACAGGTCAGGTCTATACTCGCTTAAGAGGTCGTCAAATGAGCTTTAGGATTGAGTCTGATGCATTAGGTGTGGCTTGGCAGTTGGGTCACGTTAGATGGGACACACGTCCCGATGGACGCAGATAAACTTGCCATCAGTTTAAATGTCATTTATAATAAACTCTTTATTAATTGGGGGTTTATTATGGGTTTTAGAAAAGATAAAACAGGCATGGTGTTTGGTAGACTAACTGTATTAAATTATGCTGGAATGAGTATACACCATAAAAGTTTATGGCTATGTAATTGCGAATGTGGGAATGCAGCCACTATAAATGCGTGTTCATTAATTAGTGGCAGTACGGTATCTTGTGGATGTTATTTAAAAGAAAGGATAACAAAACATGGCAGTTGTAAGAAGAGTTCATATAATACTTGGAAAAGTATGATTGCCAGATGCACGCATACACAAAATAAAGATTATCCTAAATACGGTGCCGTTGGAGTTACAGTATGCCCAGAATGGTTAGAGTATTTAAATTTTGAAAAAGATATGGGTGAACCTGTTGGGGATGAAACTTTGGACAGAATTAACCCATACGGAAATTATACAAAAGAGAATTGTAGATGGGCAGGTGTCCAGACACAAAATAGAAATACTAGAGTTAGAGAAGGAAGTAAAACAGGTGTTATTGGGGTGTCAGTAACACACAATAATAAATATACGGCAAAAATAACACATATGAAAAAATCATACTACTCAAAAGTCTACCCTACTATTGAAGAGGCTGCTCAAGCGCGTAAAGATTTAGAGTTAAAATATTGGGGTATTAAGTATGGCTAACATAAACGTAAACCTAGTAAGACCCTCTAAGGCGCCTAGCTTACCTGTAGCTCCTGCTGTATATAACCAACAGGCTGAAGACAAGTATAGTAATATTTTGCGCCTGTACTTTAATACTATAGATAACATTACATCTGCTATTTTAGGTGTTATAGGTATGACGTCTTTCAGTGCACCTTATGGGTCTTTTATAGATACATCTACAGTAGTAGCGGTCCCTAACGTGGCTGCAACTGTATTACTTGATGGCACAAACTTAAACTCAAGCCAAGTCTATATAGGTACACCTACATCACGTATTTATATAACTAATGCTGGAGTATACAACTACCAGTACAGTTTACAGATAGCTAACATAGCTAACGCCATATATCCTGTGACTGTTTGGATACGCCAGAATGGAGTAGATGTGCCCGATTCGTCAAGTGTATTTACTACAGTAGACAGAGGTAGTGCAGGGGTACATTCTGAAGTTATCTTAGCTATCAACTATCTTATTCCTGTACAAGCAGGGGACTATATTGAGCTTGTATGGTTAACTACTTCTACTAACGTATCACTTTCTACAGTCCCTGCGCGTGTAACGGCCCCTATATATCCGCAAGCACCTGCGGTTATTATAACAGTAACATTTGTATCTGCACTCCCAGCGTGATAAACTCTTGAAAACAATACATAAGGGTTAATATGAGCAACTTGGCGGAACTAGGCACTATGCCTGAAATACTGCGTATTGAGAAAGAAATATTAACCATGCCGCAAGTTGCACTTCCTGTTGAACATTACCAAGTTGATGGTGTTTATGTACGGAGTATGTTTATACCTGCAGGGACTATATTAACAGGGAAGATACACAATTTTGAAAACATAGCTATCCTAGCACAGGGTATTATTCGAGTATCTAACGGTACTGATTCTTATATCTTATCTGCTCCACATATTATGGTAGACAAACCCGGCGTTAAACGCATTGGGTATGCAGAGACAGATGTAACATTCATCACCGTACATAAGACAGCCAACACAGAGATTGATGACATAGAGAAAGAACTTGTCTCTGCTACCTTTGAAGAATATGAACAGCAACTACTGTTAGGAGAATTACTATGAGTTTTGTCAGTGTTGCCACACAGATGGCAATCCAAGCGGCAATCCAAGCTGCACAAGGTAAAAGTAGAGACGAAATAGGACGTTCTGCTGCTAAATCAGCTATAAGTGGAGTAATAGGAGGCGCTGTTGGTGGTGGACTTGGCGGCGGAACTTTAGGAGAAGGTATAGGTGGAAGCATAGGAGGCACTGTTGCTAATGCCGCTTTTGGCGAGTCTCCACTTGAAGGGGCCCTATACGGAGGTGCAGCTGGAGCAATGCGAGGGTATGCTAGGGCACCTGCGGATGTAAAGGGTATGCCATCAACTCTTAATGAGTTTGGTACTAATTTCACGGGGTCTTTACCTGCTAATCCTTTTTCTGAAGCTGGTAGAGCAGGTATTGCTAAAGCCAATGCTGGGTATACTGATAGGTTTGATATTACTAACCCCAAGACTTATATGCCAACAACTTCACAAGGCGGTGTAGATCGTGTTAATACTGCTTTAGACAGAACTGTTGCAGCTACAAAAGGTTTAGATACAGCAGACCCTTTAGGAGCCTCGCAAATTGAAAGTAGAGCTGCACAAGAAGGACTAGCCGCAGCGCGTGGAATTCCTATTACCCAAACACCTTCTATACTAACCCCAACACCAACAGCACAGACTACAGGGGACTTTATTAAGGACAATTACGGTAAATTAGCAACTGCAGGGTTAGTTGGGGCGGGTGGTGCTTATCTACTTGGTTCAAATGGTAATAGTTCAGCTCCTACCATTCAAACTCAACTTCAACCTGCAATGTATAACCCAACAGTGCCTAATAAAAGAGATATTACTAAAACTTATGTACCTAGATATGCTTATGCTAAAGGGGGGATAATAGGCCCTGATGGAACTGTACAAAATACTCCAGAAGAGGCTAAACCTTTAAACCCCTTTGTACAAATGGGCGTAGACCAAGCAAAACAACAAGGCGTACCACAACAGTCACCATTACAGCAAGGTGTACCCCAGCAGCGCCCATTGCAACAAGGCGTACCTCAACAAGCCCTTCAACAAGCTCCTCAAGGGTATGCAAACGGAGGAAGTTTGAATGAGCAGTCTAATGGTAGTGATGCTTTTATGGACCAAGTAAGAGCTCAAATGGGTATGGGGCTACAGGGACCGCCTGTTCAACCAGCGCCTTCAGTATTACAACAATCCCCCGTTCCAGTAGCTCCAGCCATGCAACAAGCACCACAAGCAGCTGCAAATGGTGGTATTATGAGAGATAATCTTGGTGGATATTCTCACGGAGGTATTGCAGGTTTAACTAGGGGTCCCGGTGATGGTGTATCTGACAGCATCCCTGCTGAAATAGGTAATAGTGGTAAACAACCTGCTAGACTTGCTGATGGAGAGTTTGTTATCCCTGCACGTATTGTGTCTGAACTAGGTAATGGTTCTACTGAAGCTGGGGCAAAAGCCCTACAAGCAATGGTAGATAGAGTACAAGCACGTAGAGGCAAGACTGTAGGTAAAGGTAAAGTTGCTGTTAACTCTAAAGCCCGTAAAGGTCTCCCTGCATGACAGTACAAATGCAATACGTAGACCCTAACTATATACACCAAGTATGGCCTTTTGTTGAGCCGTGGTTAGCTCCTGTATTTAAAAAAAGTACTTTGTCTAAATACTATTCTATAGAAAACTTAAAAGAATATATTATACGTGGAGATCAAGTATTGCTTGTAGGGATTAAGAACGATGTTATACAAGGAGCTGTAACAATACAGTGGGGTAATTATCCCATTGCTAGAGTAGCTTATATAACAGCCTTTGGTGCATATGCCGGAGAAGAAATAGCACAGTATGAAATTTTTATAAGTTGGTTAAAAGCTATGGGCGCAACACGAGTAGAGTGTTCGGCTAGACCCTCTGTAGCACGATTATTAAAAAACAAGATGGGTTTTACCCCTAGTAACCAAATTAGTCTGGAGTTAGTATTATGATATTTAAACCAAGTAGCCTTCACAAATTCTTTTTTACCTATATTTGCCCTAGGTTTTATGGCGATGCGCCTAAAATGCCGTCTCAACCTACTACTACTACACAAAACGTAAATACTATCCCCGGCGAGTTAATGCCGTACTATACAAAAATGCTTAATAGTGCGCAAGACTTAACACAGGAGAGTTATAAACCCTATAGCACTAATTCGCAAGACTATGTAGCCCCTTTTAGTAAGTTGCAAACACAAGCTCAACAAGGCGCTGCTAATTTAAAAGTTCCCGGGCAATATGCTCCTGCATCACAGATGGCTGGGTTAAGTGGGTTAGGGTCTATGATGGCGGGGCAAAACTACGCTAATCAAGCAACTGATCCAAATGCTGTAGGGAAGTATATGAACCCCTATTTAAAACAGTCATTAGACCCACAGCTACAATTATTTAACCAACAGTTTGGTATACAAGGGGCACAACAACAAGGTGCAGCTACGCAAGCCGGAGCCTTTGGTGGAAGCCGTGAAGCATTAAGCAGTGCGATGGTAAACCAAAACCAAACTTTGGGTCAGCAGAAAATGATTTCTGAAGGGTATAACCAAGCCTTCAACCAAGCTCAAAATGCACAACAATTTGGTGCTAACTTAGGGCTACAAGGGTATGGTCAGGGTATTCAAGCTGCAGGTCAACTAGGTCAACTAGGTCAACAACAACTAGCTGCGCAACAAGGAATATTAAGTACTCAGTCACAAATGGGTGGACAACAACAGTCACAACAACAAAGGATGATTGACCAAGCTATACTTAACTATCAAAATGCACAACAATACCCATACATGCAGTTAGGCTTTATGTCTGACCTTCTACATGGTACCCAAACAGGTAATACTACGCAAACTCAGTACCAAGCTCAACCGAGTACAGGAAGTCAAATGGGTGGTCTATTAGCTGGTGGATTGGGTGCTTACATGGCTGCAAAAGCCGAAGGCGGTGTTATTGAGGATAAAGGTTATAAGGCTGGTGGCATTGTTGGGTATAAAGATAGAGGGTATGTTGAAGAGAGCATGCTTAGTAAACTAGAAGATTTAGATAAACCCCGCCTAGAAGGTATTATTCAAAAGAATGAAAGTCCTGAAATGACTGGGTTAGCTAAAGAAGTCTACGCTACTAAACTAGCTACAGGCGGTATTGTTGCGTTTGCTAATAAAGAAGAAGCAGTAAAAGAAAAGAAAAACCCACTAGCTAAACGCCCAGATAAAATATCTGGGATTAAATATAATGCAAAAGATGTAGATAAAGACCCTATTATAGCAAAGGATGAACTTAGGGCAGAATCGCCTTTAGTAATAGCAGATGCAGCACCTATTACACCTGAACAAGCGGCAACATTGGGGCCTATGAGTAAAGAGGAGTCCCTAAAAAATATGGCGCTAAACCAAGCTGAAGGGTTTGTACCTCCAGTAGCAACTTCTGGGATACCTATAGTACAAGAACCGTCTGTGGCAAAAGAACCAGCACCGATAGATATGCAGGGTATCTTATCCTCACAGAAAGAAAATGTAGCTGCAGCTGAGAAAGAAGCTGCTAAAGGGATTGAGGAACGAGTAAAAGAACGTAGTGACATTAAAGAAAAATTATTAGGCAAGGATACTGAAACTGCTGAATATCGCAAGTCTATTATGGATGAAAAAGCTAATGCTCCTGATGAAGCTAGAAGACAATTAGGTATGCGTCTTATGCAGTTTGGTGCTAATTGGGCTTCAACTCCGGGTGCTCCATTGATTGCTGGTATGAAAGCATTAAAAGATACACTGCCAGATGTTATGGAAGATACTAAAGAAAGTAAAAATATGATGAAAGATTTAGATAAGTCAGTCTACCTACTTAATCATTCTGAACGCCTTGATGCTGAAGGTAGAATAGATGCTGCTGCTAAAGCAAGAGAGGATGCTTCTAAACTAGTTATGGAGCACAAACAACTACTTGTTACTTATGGTTTAAAGGTAGCTGAGGTACAAGAAAAATCTAAACAAGCTGGACTAGATAGAGCTAATGAATTAGAAAAAGCTAGAATAAATGAATCAGGTGCAGGTGGTGCAGGGGGGTATTCAGCTAACCAGCAAAGACAAGCTATAGAAGCTCAAGTTAAAGATATTAATGCGTATTTAGCTAATCCATTAAATTCTCCTGCAGCAAATAAAAGTAATCCTGAAAAATTAAAAGAAATACAAGCATATAAAAATAGGCAAATACAATTATATAATAGCCTTCAAGAAATAACTCCGGGGTTACATGGTATAGACTATGGTCCATCAACGGGCGGTGGTGAAAGTGGATTACCAAGCCTTAATGATATAAATGCAGAATTAGCTAAGAGATTAAAATAATGGATTTATCTAGATTATCTACTTCAGACCTTACTGCTCTACGTGATAAAAATTTATCAAGTGTATCTACTGATGGATTAAGATATTTACAATCTCAACAAACTACAGAAGAACCCACAGAGGAACCAAAAGGTCCTACTGTATTACCAGAAGAGGACACATCTAGTGATTTTGTACGAGGTATAAAGGGTTACCTACCAAGTTTAAGAGAAACTGCTAACGAAGCGGAGGTTGGCGCTGGTCTTATAGCTAAGAAATTAGGGGCTGAAGAAACAGGTAAGGGAATGATTCAAAGTGGTATTAAAGGAATGAACGCCGCTAAAGAACAACAGGTTACTAAGGAATCTGATAGTTTTAGTAATGCTTGGGAAAAAGGTATTGGTAGTGTAATAACCGATTATCTCCCTTACCAAATTGGCGCTGGAGTTGGTAATATTGCTGAATCTGTATTAGCTGCTGGGGTAGGCGGTGCTATGGGTAGTGTTGCTGGTCCTGCTGGCGCAGTTCCCGGAGCAATAACTGGTCTCTTAGAAAAGTCTTTAGTTAAAAGTGGTGTTAAAGCTATAGCTGAAAAAATAGCTAAAGAAGAGGGTGAGGCTGTTGCAGAGCAGTATGTTAAAAAAGAAGCAGGTAAAATAGTTGGCGCTGCAGCGGGTATGGTTGCACAAGCTGGTGTCCACGGCGTTGGTGAAACTACAGGTAGAGCAGTCGAAGAAGCCCAAAAAGAGGGTATGACTGAGGAAGAAGGGCAGAAAGCTGTAGAAAGTATAGATATGGGTAAACTAGCCCCTGCTATGTTAGCACATGGTGTAGCTGATTTTGTCGCTGAAAAAATAGGACTTGCTGGCCTTAAAGGTTTTGGTGACGCTAGTACTAAAAATATATTTTTAGATGTACTTAAAAACGTAGCTATTACTGGTGGAAAAGAAATACTTCCTGAAGAAATTCAGTCTGTAGCAGAACGGTATGGAGCTGATTTGTCTTTAGCAGACGCAGAAGCAGCAAAAGAATACCTTGATACTGCAGCCGCCTCCGTTGCTATGAGTGTTGCTCCGGGCGGTGTTGGTGGTGCGCGTACATATTACCAAGAAAAAGCTGTTGCAGATGATGAAAAATTAGTTGCTGCTCAAGCAGTTGTAGACAAAGAAGACTTAGATAAAGAAGTAATAACTGATGAAACAGAAAAAATACAACCTCAAGATAAAGACTTTGCTGATTTAATAAGCGGCACAAAACCTGCGGTTGAAGAAACTAAGGTAGCCGCTGAAGAAGTAAAAACTGATGAAACAGAAGCTAAAGTAGCTGAAGATGAAAGATTAGCTAGAGAAAAAGCTTCTATAGATAGAGTATTAACTAAGGAAGGTATAGACCCTACCCAAGAGTTTGTAAACAAAGAAGGTAACGTAGTTACAGCTGCAGAGCATTACAAAAATAAAAGAGATGCAGGTGCAGTGCATACCCATGCTCTAAATTCTATTAAGAGTCGTTTAACTGATACAACTGCACAAGACCTACAAGATGCTAAAGATGATGCTGAGTTAACTAAAGTAGCTGAAAAGCCTATAGAAGTCCAAGAAAATGAGTACACTAAAAACAACTGGTATGATAAAAAATTAAATCCTAAAGGTACAGAGTTACCCCCACCACCTGCAGAAGTTAAAGCTATAGAGCAACAGCAAGAAGTAGAAGCAGTACAAGCTCCAGAAGTAGAAGCAGTACAAGCTCCAGAAGTAGAAGCAGTACAAGCTCCAGAGCAAGAGCAAGAAGCTATTTTTGATACTGCATGGGATACTGAAGCCTCAGAAAGAACTCCAGAGCAAACTAAAATTATACAAGACTCTATAGATGAAGATGCTAGAGTTAAAGCTGGTATACAAGACTATGGTAAACCTCTTGAGGAAAAACTGCCAGAGCAAAAGCAAAAAGGCGAGCTCACTCCGGTTTTAAATGCTATAGAGCTAAATCAAGTAAAAAATATTAAAAAACCGGGGTATGTACCACCTAAGCAAATAATAGAACCTTTAGCTAAAAAGATATTAGGTGAAGAGTTTAATGCTGACCATACCCCTGAGCAAATGGCAGCGGCAGTAAGAGAAAAAATAGAAACGTCTTCAAATATTATATCTACTGAAGGCATAGCTAAAGGTAAAAAAGATAGTGGAAATGCTTTATGGGATTTATTGGATGAGGGAAACTCTAAAGGGATACAGTTTGTTAAGGGTCTAAAGAAAACAAAAGAACCTTCAGCAAATAATTACTTAAATCAAAATCACTATACTGGTAGAGAAGCACCTCTTACTGTAGCTAAAGGTGTACAACATGCTGCTATTGATATAGCTAACGATAGAACAGATTCTATAGATATTACTAGTTTAAATGCTGACTTCAAAAAGAAAGCTGACGATGCTATGAATAAAATAAATAGCGAAAATAAAGCTGGTAGAGAACTTGTAACTAATAAAGCAAAAAAAGAAAAATGGACTGAAGGGGAACTTAAAAAAGAACTAAGTAAGTATAAAGATAAAAAGTTTACCGCTAGTAAACCGCTAGATTATATGACTATGCCAGAAGTAATTAACTTATATAAAGAACATACATGGGGTAAAGCTAACTGGACTAAAGACAATGGTGGTGCACAAAGAGAACAAGCTATCTTAGATAGACATGAGTTCTTAAAACAATTACCTCCAGAAAAACGTAAAACTATAGAAGCAGAAACAAAAACTGCGTTTATTAACAACATTAAAGCTGACCTAACAGGCAGAGAAGTTACTCGTAAAAGAATAACTAAAGAATCATTAGATAAAGATGAAGCCGCTACTGCAAAAAAACTTGCAGAAGAAGAACTTTTAGGAGCCTCAGAAGATTTGTTAAAAGAGGTTGTTTACAATGCAGATCAAAAACAATCTATAGCTGCTAAAGTTGATAAATTAAATAAAGAATTTAATGAGGAAGACTTAAAACAATCAGCCAAAGAAACAATAGATGCTTATAGAGAGACTAAATTAACAGCGTCTACAAGGGCCCTGCAGTCTGCTATATCCGATAAAGAGAACATTACGTTTACTGAGGTCCTTAATAATATAGCTAGTCTTGGGTATTTTACAAACAAACCAATAGCGCAAGGACTACTTAAACTTGTCGATGCTCTATCTACAAATGGTATCTCTCCTAAAGTTACATTTAAAATAGGTAAATTAGATAGTGGTGTAAATGGTCAGTTTGATCCTGCTACTAATACTATTACTGTAAATGGTAAAGATGGGTATTTTGATAGCCAAGATGGACGTAGTCTAGAAGATATTTTATTACATGAAATGACACATTATCTAACAGACCATGTTGTAGATAATAAAACTGCGTATATAAAATCTATTAAAGACCCTGCTCGTAAAGAGCAAGTTAAGAAAGCATTTGATAGACTTGAGGTTAACTATAATGTAGCTAAAGCATCTTTTGGTGAAGAATATAATATAGAAAGCATGAAGGAGTTTATAGCTGAGACTATGTCTAACAAAGCTTTTCAACGTGCTTTAAGAACTTTACCTAGTGAAAATCCTTTTGTAAAGGCTATGAATCTATTTGGTGAAATAGCTCAAAACATAGCTGTATCTTTAGGGTTTAAACAAGGTACATCTTCAAGACTTGCTGAGACTTTAGAGGACATAATTAGCATAGCTGCTATACCAGCTGGTACTAGAAAGGGTGCTATATCATTTGCTAAACAAGTTAAAAATAATGTTGGGATTAAAAGTGCATTTGATAAGACAGGTAAATCAGCATTGTTACAACCTAAAGTTAAAAAGTTAAGGTATATTGCACATAGGTTAGGCACAGTAGATGGTTGGACGCATACAGTACATGCTATACAAAACGATAGATACTTTGCTAAGAGATGGCAAGATGCAACTGATTTAGCTGGAAAGATAATAGAGGACCCTAGGTTAGCATTTAATAATATCTATGACCAACTTACCTTAGCTCCACAAGTATCATTAAACTATAGAAAAAAATTCATAATTAAACCTGTAGCTAAAATACAAGAAGACCTTAAAAAGTTAAATACTCTATTAGGTAATGATATAGATACAACACTTAATATGTTGCATAGTTTTAAATTAGGTTTAAATGGTAAAGAACGCCGTCTGACTAAGTTTGTCATGACTGTTGAATTAGATACTAGGCCAATTTTGCAGACTAATAGTGGTAGAAGAATCAGCCCACAAGACCGTAGGTTTGAGATTATAGGAGATAAGTCTGACCCGACTAACCCAGCTAAGGGAATATTGGATGACCCTAGATTAACTGCGGCGCAAGCTAAACAACTACGGGCTGAAGTAGATGGTCTAGTAGCATCTTATGCTAAACCTTTAGATGCCAAAATAGATGGGGATATAAATAATAGTAAGTACAATACATTAGGGGAATCTGCACAACAGGAAAATGCCTATATAGCAGAATATAATAATCTAGCTGTTTCTAACCCTCAAGCTTACAACTTAACTAAAAAAATATTTACTGCTTTAGAAGAGCTTAACAACAATACTAAAACGATGGATAAAGAGGCTAATTATTGGTCTAAACCTGTAAATAATTGGGTAGAGTTCTATGGTTGGAAAGACTACTCTCCATTTAAAGGCAATCCTGATCATAGTAAAGTTGACCCACTTTTTGATTTAGATACTTTTAAACAAGGTAAAGAGTACCAAGATTTTGCTAGAGCTTGGGGTGGTCGTGGGGATGATGCAGAAAATGTTGTACTGCAAACTATAGCTGACTCAAGTAGAGCCGCAGATCGTGCGGGTAGAAAGAACTTAACTCAATCTATTATAAATGCAGTACGTGATGGTAGTATAGATGCAAAAATAGAAATGCATATACCTTTCTCAGATAGAACTTCCGCTAAAAATCTAAGTACAGATATGAGGTTATTACACTATAACGAAGATGGTAGCATTGATGTTATTAAATTTGAGCCTTCAGCTAAAAAAATACTTGAGTCTATTAGACGTACATATAGCGAGTCTCACCCATTCTGGGATGTTGCTAACGGTATTACTAGTTTTATAGGTCAAGCGCATACTAGGTATAACTATAACTTCGCCCCGTTAAACTTTGTACGAGATATACTGACAAATGCATGGGTAATGGGGGCAAACTTTGGACCTAAAAAGAGTGCAGAATTTATTGCTACAGTTGCTAGTAAAGTTATTATGAATAAAGGATTAGCTAAAGCGTGGAAAGTATCTAAATTTTATGAAAATAATGACTTTGCTAAGTTAAAAGCTTTAGCTAAAACTGATCCTTATATTAGAGACATGGTTAGCTATATTGACCACGGTGGAAAAGTAGCCTATATGGAAAGCCTAGGGGTAAAATCTAACTATGAAGAATTAGTTAAACTTACAGGTAAATCTGGACTGTTAGATACTAAAGCTAAAATAGATCATTTTGTAAATATATGGAATGAAATGTTTGAAATTGCTAGTAGGTCAGCCGCATATGGCATAGTAAAAAAGACCTATATATCTAAAGGCCTAACAGAAGAAGCCGCTAGTGTTAAAGCCGCAGCTTACGTTAAAAATTTAGCTAACTTTGAACAAGTGGGTGAGTACGGTAAACAGTTAGGAGCTTTATATATGTTTGCCCGCCCTGCCGCCACAGGTGCTGTTAGGTCTATAGAAGCTATTGCCCCTGCATTTAGTAATCCACAAGCGGCTCTTGAACGCCAACATAATTCTGGAGTTTTTAGTTATAAAGAAGTAAATGGTAAAAGGGTATATTCTAACCCAAGTGCTATAACTAAATTTAAAGAAAACTATAAAGGGCAACAAGTAAACGCTAGGAATATGACTTGCATACTAGCAGGGTTAGGAATAGCTGCATATACTATGTCTATTATGACGTCAGATAATGATGATGATGAAAGAAACAAAACCGCTACAGATAATATGGATCAATGGGCTAAGTTTGCTAGGTTCCATTTAACTAATCCTTTTACTGATGAACCTATGGTATTTCAAATGCCTTGGGGATTTGGTCTAGGTGCAATCGCTTCTTCCGGTGCACAATTATCTGCTGTAGTAGCAGGGGACGCTTCATTAAAAGAGGCTTTAAAAAATATCTTCTTGCAAATTTCACTTGACTCATTTGCACCGATACCAGTTTCTAGAATGGACCCTTTTGAAGATCAGTTAGAGTTTGCTTTTGACTCATTCTGTCCAAGTACTGCACGCCCTTTATTAGAGTTTATGCTAAATAAAAATGGATTGGGGCAAGATATTTATAAGGAAACTATGGGTTCTAGCTCAGGTGGGGATGCTTATAATAGAGGGGATAAAGTTCCTGAGATGTATAACAATT